TCCATCGGCTACTGATTTAGATGTGGATATAGGTGCAAGTGATTCAGCATACACTACATCAGCAATTAAGTCCGGTCAAAATACTGTTGAGTACAGTCTAAAGATAGCAGGGTCAAATAGTAACTTAAATGGTAAAAGCATTAGAGAAGCGGCATTTTTTGATTCAAATGATAATATGTTAGCAAGAATAAACTTTGACGCATTAGGGCCGGTTGCTAATACAAGTGATTTAGAGATTTTCTTTATTTTGGAGTTTGAGTGATATGGCAATAGAAAACCCGCATTGGTACAGCACAACAACAGGTGTAACGACTACAACACAAATAACTGATGATGTTGATTATCCGCATACAGGATTAATTAAATCACTAAGTCAAGGTATTAGAGGCAATTATGCGATTAAGGGTAGTGCTACTGATTTTGATATTACTTTTGCTGATGGTGGTTCTTTTACCACCATTGCAGTAACAACAGGTAAAGCATATAGGGATGGTAAATTAGTAACAATTACTGCTCTAACTGCTACTAATATGAATACTTCATACAACTCAGGTACGGGTGCAGTGGATATTACGCCTGTTACGGATGATTTCTATTTAATGCTTGTTGCTAAATCAGATAATACTATGGTATTAAGAGGCTCTAATGCAGTTACAAATAGAATACCTGACTTTGTTGAGGGCGATATTCCTATTGCTATCATTAAAGTTGTAGGGGGTTCTGCTGATGATTCTGCGGCTACTTCTGATAGATTAGTTCAATTTTTAACTACAAGTAAAGTAAGTAATGATTTAAGCATTGGTTATGATGATTCGGGATATACTGAAGCATTACAAATAAGTGCTAGTGCCGGACATACTACAATAGAAAACAAAGTCCCAGATAAAGATATTATTTTCAAAGTAGATGATGGTGGTGTAACTACTGAAGTAATGAGGATTGATGGCTCAAAGTCATTTGTATCAATTGGTGGCGTAACAGACGCAAATGCTATGCTTCATCTTAAATCTTCAACATCAGCCCAACCTGAATTAAGATTAGAGAATACTAATACTGATTCTCAAGAAGCAACCATTAGATTTATGAAAAATACTGCTTCACCTGCGGCTAGTGATGACTTAGGTTTAATACGATTTGAAGGAGAAGATAGTGGTGGTACTAATACGCTATACTCTCTTATTATGTCACAAATGGTAGACCCAACAAACGGTCAAGAAGCAGGAGAGATATTCCTTAATGTTAAACATAAGGGAGAAACTAATACAGTTCAAGGAATAGCAGTATCGGGTCATGCTACGGGTAATGGAGAAGTAGTCATAAATGACAGTGGGCGAAGTGATTTTAACTTTAGAGTAGAAAGTGATAATGAGCAGTTTATGTTATTTGTAGATGCTGCTGATGATAGAGTATCAATAGGTCATGGTAGCCCTGCCGCTACGCTTGATGTAGAAACAGGTGGCACATTTAGAAATACTAGATTACTAACAGTTTCAGTTTCAGCAAACACTACTTTAACTGAAGCGGCAAATGCCGGAAGATACAACATATGTGCTGGAAATGTAGTATTACCTTCAACTTCAACTGCTGGTGAACATTATGCTATTCTAAATACAACAGGCGGAGATATTACTATTGGTCGTAATAGCAGAAATATAAATGGTGCTGGTTCTGATGTCACATTAGGGACATTCAAAGCCGCTACTTGTATTGCTATTGGTTCTAATAATTGGATGGTAATTGGTGTTTGATATGTATATTGTTTTAATGGGTTGCGCTCAACAAGGTGCATCACCACCTTTTGCCGCATCGGTAGATGGGGCTTCATTACAAGATTTGGCAGATATGGCGGCACCAGCAACAGGTTCAGTTGCTACATTTACAACACCAATAGGAGTATTAGATGCAACAGTGGTTCCAAGTGGCGGAAGTGGTGTTTATACCTTTTCTTGGGCTGTAAGTAAAATATTTGAAAACTCTGATACAGGAAATAGATTTTCAGTTAATTCAACAGGAACCACTAATGGCCCAACATATAATACATTAGAAATTAATGGCGCAAGACCGCCAATTGCGGGTGATGTTTTTGAAGCACGATTTGAAGCAACTTGTACTGCAAGTGATGGTTCAACTAATATTAATGTTGTTGTTGATTTTACCGTAGCGGCACCAGCGTTGTGATTAAAAAATAATCCATTTTAAGCAAAAAAAAGAACGAAAAAAAATCCAAAAAAAAAGGAGGGAGGCCGAAGCCCCCCTCAATTATTTTGTTTTCCTATTTATTTTCCGTTTTGATAGACCAAATACCGTGACATTCACGGCATTCCCATAAATTAACTCTATCGTTTGAACCTACATAATACCCTACTAAACGCTTCGCTAATGTGCGTTTAGTACAATATTTGCAAGTTTGTTTCAAACTCATTGCTTCTTGTCACCTTCTGATTCTCCAATCAATCTTCTCATATAGTCCTCTACGCTTTGGTCTGTAATATTATTACCACCAAAAGCCGCAAAGAACAATAGAGTGATTATGACTAGAAATACCAAAAGGCCAAACCATTCTGCCGTACTCATTACCAATCAACTCCTAATTCTACAAATTCCTCTTTTTCAATAGAGAATGCTTTAACAATACCATTATCTTGTCCATACTTCCAAAGGTCATATACTAATTGAGTATCTTTCATGCAATACTCTACTACTTCATCGTATCTTCCCATTTTCCATAGTTTAGGTGCATCAGCACTATCCATTAGTTTAGCATCATCTAAAGAACACTTTACAAGATTCTTTAATTGCATTCTTTCTCCATGTTCTTTTAGAATGTATTTGCTTGTATCAATATATCTTTCATTACCTAAATACTTATGAATGCAATAAATATCCATAGCATCTCTCAATACAGGCAAATCAAACACCGCAATATTATGTCCTAACAAAGAGCCTCCTTTCTGAAAGTGATTATCTAAATCATATTTTAATTCAGAAAGGGGCTTTATTACATGACCCGACTTAGCAAAAGAATCAACAGGTTCATCAACATAAACAGTTCCATTAGAACCATCCCATGTAGCGGCTGTTGATACTTGAAACATATGAGTATTTCCAAACCCGCCTATGTCATGTGACATATTCTTGGTTTCAATATCCAACGCTAATACAGACATTATAATCACTCAGAGCCATTAGACCACAATTTAGAGATTTTCTTTGCTTCCGCATCTTCAGTTGGTTCTTCGCCGCCAATCTTTCTTTTCAAGAAAGCAACGATGTTTGCACCTGCAATACTTAGCATGGAACAACATTCCCAACCTTCATCTCCATAGGTGTCTAAAGTTTCTATAATTACTTTTGGCCCTTTTGTCACATCAAACACTACATATGTGTTTTCCCATTTCATTTCTTTTCCCCCTTTAATCTAATGAATACTGAACGACCCTGTTTATCTGTTTCAAAGTGATGTTCATTTTCATTCCATAGAACATAAATTCTAGCCTTTTTTAGCCCAAGTTTATCCATAAGAGTATCTAAGAATAATTTCTTGCTAACATAACCTTCTTCATCTTTATCCATTTCTGTGAATACTTTGAGAAATGCTGATTCTTGATTCTTTTCAGCCATGCTTCTACGCCTTACTCTTAGGCTTCGTTCCAACCAATCTACCAATGTCATATAACATTGTCGCACGATAGAGGCCGCTTGCCTCACATTGTACCCCGTAACCAAGAAGCGGTCTTGCTTGTTGGTAATAGAACGGCTTTGCGCTACACTACAAAGAACAGACATTTTGAACAGTATTTTCAATAAACGGGTAGTAAAATTAGATGCAATCTTTCTAACTTCAGGAGATGCTGATTGAATATATGCTTCCATACCTTCATATTCAAACTCTAGTACATCATTAAACTCTGGTGAAAACTTCATTACTTTAAGTCCGTCTTTCTCTACTTCTTCCCATCTTTCCTTAACCATGCAGTATATCTTAAATAAAGCATTAGCGTGTTTATCAATAGGCATGTCAATATCTACAATCTTACCAGCATAAGAGATTTGTTTTCTTCTCATCTTATCTTGAATAAAATGAGGAACATCCCAGATAAACAATAGCATTCTTTGAAGAACACCCTTTTCTGTCATTACTGATTCTAACTTATGTGGAGGATATGTCATAGCCAAAACAGAACGCTCACAAAAACATTCCATTGTATCGCCTTCTTTTAGTTTCTTAGAAACAATCCAATTTTCACCATGTAATGTATTCATAAAAGTATTAAGCATAACAATAGCATCTTGTTTATGTTGGCTTTCCTTAAACACACCAGAATATTCAAACTCATCCCAATGCGCTAAACCACTGCCTTCTAATTCACCAGCAACCCTTTTTTGCCTAAACTCACCTTTAGTTTCACTATCTTCGCCTCTATCTAATTCTTCTTTATAGTGACCTATTAGTGCCGCATCCGTATAAAGAGTAGTAGAGAACACATTGAAATCTTTTGGTTTCTTAGGAACAAAATCACCTTCAAACTCAGCAGGGATTAATTCTGCTAATGGGTGGCTATTTGTATCATTAATCTTTTTGAATACGCTTTTTGCTACCGGCCCTACAAAATTATACAATGTAGATTTACCTGTACCGGAAGTCTGTATTTGACAGAAATGTATTCTTGAATCTTCAATACTGAAACCATTCGGTATCTTAATGTAATCCTTACACACTTGACCCAATATAACGAAATACGATACTGCCGCAGGTATTTCATTGTAATGCGCTACATTTACTGCATCTTTCTGAAACTCTTGTACGATTCTCGGTAATGTACCGGCAAACGCTTGAGTATTTTCTTCGTATATTTCCATATACTTATCTTCATCTTCCCCCTCATACATTTGAGAGGTTCTATTTTCTTCATTCATATTTTCACCTTATTCTCACTGTTTAGTGTGTCTAATATTCTTTTGGCGGTTTTTTCGCCTATTCCATCCATGTGACACAATTCATGGACTTTTTGTTCTCCTATTTCCATAATACAACCATACTCTTTAATTAGAGCCTTTGCTTTCTTATATGAAACTCCTTTAATACTTGTTAATACATCTAATCTTAAATCATCAGTAGTAACTCTCTTGAATACTTCAGGTCTAATTACATCTCTAACAATAGGTTTCATTTTACATATGCTACTTATTATCAGAGCCGCTTCTTCTTCTGAAGGAACCCAAAATGCTTTTACATCAGTATCTAATGTAATTCTTCCTATTCCTCCTAAAAACTTATTATTCAACATCATTGTTCTAGCAGGTTCTTGAATGTTGGATTTACTGTATTCTTTGATATTGTAAATCGCTTCTTCTAATGAACCATATATAATAACAATATTAGTTTTATAATGCCTATCCATGTTATCTATTTGAGTCCATATTCTTTTACTCATAACTGAACCCAAAAAGTCTGTTGATGATTTTGCTTCAAAACAAACATCATCGAAAACATAGTCACCAATTTCAAGCCATTTCTTTTCTGTCTTTATTCCTAAACTCTTACACTTCAATTCAACTAAGCGTACTAACTTAGAACCCTGCTTTTCTCTACTATCAATAATCAACATATTACTCACCTGCATAATCTGGATAACGCCAACACTTACCAACACAATAACCATCTGAAATTAGTTTATCACAAAAAGGAGTTTTGTAATTACCAAATACAGTGAACTTCGCATGTTTCCTTGTGGTGCCTTCATCCCAATCCAACCATATTTCATCATTGGATTCTACTAACTGTTTGATTTCAGCGACAATTAAGTTCAACACTTCTTGCTTTTCCTTCAAGGAATTGATAGGTTGCCTTCCCGTTAGTAAATCTCTATACCAAGAAACAAGGTATGCTCTCGCCATATGCGAAGGATTCTCCGTCATAATAGCACTATGCAAACACGGCAATATAGGCAACTTACCTGTGTATTTTGGGACACTGATTTCACCCCCCACCGTTTCAATAGGGGGTGCTTTTGGGAAAACTACCATATTATTACCGCCCATTTGGAACGGTAAATGGCGTGGTTCTGAGGCTAATGAAAGAATATGCTCAAGATTGAAAGAAAGGTCACTTTTAGTTAAAGGAATACAGTAATACGGATTACCTTCATTACCAGAAGAGGACATATTAACTGTATTAGGGACTCTTCTCAATCTTGTTGGTTGTCCTACTCTATCATCTAAAGTATTTTTTCCACCGAAGTTTCCTTTGAGGACTTCTTTCATTTCCCTAAAGAAAGATTGAATATCTCTAATGTTATCAGTTCTTTCACCAAATAGGAATAAATGAAAACCCCTACCGGAAAAAAACATTGTATGTTTCCAATCGTTATCAATAACCTTTTGCATTATCATTTTCAAATCTCTCCAAGCCATTTCTAAATCATTATCATGCCCGTCAAAATCTAAAAAGATTCTATCGAGAATAACTGATGATTCTATCTTTGCCGTTTCTGAAAAATGTTCAAAGTCATAAACGGTTGTATAAACATTTGTCCTATTATTTTGAGCATTAACAAACTTAGCATATTCATTCCTCGATAAGACTACTCTTCTTTTCATTTGTGGGGCGTTCTTTATGTGACTCCCCGCCCAAACTTCCCTCGGATATTTCATTATTTTTACCTCCAAAATTAACTGTTGCATTATTTAGCATATTTCTTATTACACCGGCTATTTCACCGGATAGTTTAGTATGTATCGCTTCTCTCATTACATCTTCAAATGTGTGGCCTACGAAGTTTTCGTTTATTCTTACTTCCCTAACCAAATCAAATCTTTCAATTAGTTTTGACTCCGAATAGATTTCGTTACAAAGTTTATTGATAGTGTCTTTTAGGTTAGAAATCTCTGTAAAAGTCCAATCTCTAGCAAGGACTTTTTCCTTTATCATTTCTTCATTCATAGATGATTCCCCTTTAATCTTTCTGGTAAAACCTTTAACCAATTACAAGTATCACAAGCATATCCACCTTGACTTAAAGAATGCCCATAACCTTCTATTTCTTTTTTACATAATTTACATTTCATTTAATCACAACCATGTATCAGTTTGTGCGGCATCACAAATACCAAAGAATGAACAATGTGAACAAGTCTTATAGAAAAACTTTGCAGGGAAATGCGAGTTTTCATAAGACCAAATTAACTTAGCAATATTATTCATTACAGAAGTCATTGTTCTTTTCTTTACATCTTGAGAAAAGACATAATTAGATACAGGATAATACCAACCCCAATGAGTTACTTTCTTTTGAGGGTCTAAGCCATTCTTAATCAATACTTCATCTTCGGCATTTTCAATAAGTAATTGATAGAAAGCCATTTCCTTTCTCATACTTGTTGCTTTGTAGTCTTTCCACGGCCCCGTTTTGTATTCAAAAGGAATATACCCATCGTTTTCTTCAAAGATTCTATCAATAATACCTTGAATGTGTATTTTGTAATCTCTCTTTAGAGGAAACTTAGGGTTTGTATCTTTATCAATCACAATTTCTGCATCAAACTTACCTTCATTACAAACAGGTAGATATTCATGTAGTTTGTTTTCCGCCCTCGCCTCAATAAATCTCTCCGCTTCAAAGGCCGACATTGTGATGTATATGTCTAAGTAATCATCAATAGGATGAAGGCTTTGACAATACTCATAGATTTCTGTACTGTTCATTGATTCTGCTTTCTTAATATCAAACTCATTAAAAAAGTTCTCTCTAGCATTGTGACAAATAGTTCCCTTCAGCATTGCGTCTGTTTGGTCTTGAGGAAGTCTTTGTATGTAAGAGAAATCGTACTTTTTAGGACACCAATCAAAAGAACCTAATGAAGATTTAGTTATTTTCAGTATAGGTTTGCTTGGGTCGTCAAAGTTTTCGGGCTTAAAGTCATAAGTAAAATCTTGCATTGAAGAAATTACCGCATTATATTTTTCATCTATATCCATATTACCACCAATCATCTAATTTTTTCTGTATTTTACCGGTTCTTATGCTTGACAAATCCCAATCCATAGCCTTGTAAATAGGCTTTGCCTTCTCTACTACCTGTTCGGCGTAGTGCTTCCAATCGGGTACATAACCCTTGAAATCTGCGTAGGTTGTGCCGGAAACATATTCCGCATTCCTTCTCTCTCCTGTTAATGGATGAGTATATGTTTTGTGCAAGTGCTTTGCTTTTAGAAACAAATAGGAATCATCAAACTCCACATTAGTATGTTCCCAAGCATAAAGCATACCTGCAATACCTTCACCAAGAGAAGGTTTTTTGTTTTCTAAGGTAACAAATAATTTACCTTCTGTTCCACATTTTTTGCACCATTTGATAGGTTCTTTGATGTGGTGTTTTAATCCGCATTCGGGACATTTAACATTCAAGCGATTGCTTCTTAGTCTTGCCCTTTTGATGATGGATTCAATATCTATTTTACCTTCTAATACAGAAACATAAGTATCGTGTAGATACTTATTAATTTCTTCTTTAGACTTTTGTTGAACCCACATCTTCAAAGCAGTAGTTTGCACATCTTTTGCTAATTTAGTTTCACTAACTCTTTTAGCAGTAAAACCTGTCATAGTGAACTTTTGTTCATCCAGCCACTCTCCATCATCCCATGATACCAAACCAGCATTGCGATTTTTTGTAGTACCAACACCTAATGCTGAAAAGTATTTTTCAAACTCCAAAACAACAGGGTGTTCATCTAAATCTAATACATTAGGAAAATGTTCTCTAACACTTGCTTCTATTTCTTTGATAGCAGTTTGAGCCTTTTCAACTGAATCAATCTGAACATAGATTGAATCTGTATGCCCATAAACTACTTTCATACTCCACCCACCTTATCGGGTGCGTATATTAGATTATTGAATGTTAATTCGGGATGCAACTTTTGTAGGTCGCTTTGTAATTCATGCACTGCTTTTGCTACATTGTATGTTTGCGAATCCTCATTATATTGCCTATCCAACTCTATTTCCAATCTCTCGATTGTATGTTTCAATTCTTCAACCTTCTCATCTAATTCATCTATTCTATTAGCAAGACCTTCATTTTCCATAGTCAGTCTTTTGATTTCTTCATTTAATTTATCTAAATCATATCTATTCATAATATCACCGTTACTATTGTTAGGATGGTTGCTATGTTCACGATATTTACCATCATCAATATCCTATTTGATTTTGCTATCATAGCCAGCAATTCTTCTAATAACTCATTCGTCTTGTCCATCATCATAATTAGCACCTTGCTCTATGTCTACAATGATAGCGTGACGCTTTAAGTTGTTCATCATTTGAAATAACTCCTTTACTTCTTGTAAGGTAGTTTCCCAAGTTTCTTCGGTATCATAAGATACCTTGACTGTTACATATTTAGTCATCATTATTTTCTCCCCTTATACAAATTAACATCGCTTCTTTTACCAACTACATGATATGTTCTTTTCAGAAATACCCCTATTGCACCGGTGCAGGGTTGTCTTGTTCCATGTTTTTGAATTAGCATTTCACGCATACCACTTGCAGTAAATGGTTCTTCGCATTCTTCCGCTATTTTCATAATCCATCTATGACTGTGTTTCAATCAAACACCTCCCTATATCCACAAGAATCACATTGTAATACTCCTTTGTCATTGACAAACTTAGAGTAAATGTTACTTACTTTTCTATGAGATTCCATTTTTAATTTACCTTTTTTGCATGTTGGACATTTCATCTTCTTTTCCTCCTTTCTATATATCTAATTTTTTTACAACAATTTGCACAAGCATTTTGTATAGGGTGTAATGCACCCACTTCTCTTTGACAAAGACGACATTTCATACTTCCATCTCCTTTGCTTTGAATGCGGCTAATCTAATTGCTTCTCTAGCACTAGCAGTAATAGAAGCCGCTAATTTAGGATTAGCCCAACTAAAGCCGGTATATCCGATAATACCATAAAAAGACGCAGATAGCCTCTTTACCGCCATTTGGTTATTATACCATTTTCTAAACTCATCTTCAGTTTTAGCATTCTTCATATTTCTCTTGTAAGAGTTTCTTAACTCCTTTAATTCTAATACTGCTCTTGGCAAAACGCCTAATTTATCAGTCTTGAAATAAACCATATCTTCTGCCACAGGCTCGCTGAAATCTCTTGGTGTTAAGATATTTACTGCAAACTCTGTTGGTTTGTCTGAAATAGTTTCCCAACTAATATTTCTTGCAATCATCATTGAAGGATATAGACCAGCAAAATCAAAAGCGGCTACATTAAGATGTAGGCCGTTTGTATCTTCACTTAATGGGTCATAAATCATAGCCCCTTGATATGGTTGCTTCTTCTCATTTTTGTTTCCTGTTGGTGCTTTCCAATAGGCATTTCTCATAAAGTAAATACTACCCATATGTGAAGCATAGAAACAAGCATCAAATGGTGCTTTCAATAATCTTTGTAGTGCTATAATTGCTTCACTACAATAATTAGTTTCATCTATTTCAACAATCAATTCTACATCTTTTAGAGCATACTGCAAATAAGTTTCAGTATCTTCTAACCAACCCCTACGGTAAAACTCGTTAGGGTCAGGAAACTTTTCTGAAACTAACTTCTTCTTGTTAAGCAAAGATTCAGATACATAATCCAAAGATAGAGAAGGTAATGTTCCTCTTTGCGAGTCATTCCATTGTCTTTCAAAAGCCATGTCTAATGAGAGGGTTATGCGACCCCCTATGGGCTGTTCTATTGGCGAGAATCCTTTTTCACCTCTATTGTATTTGTAGCCATTCTTGGTCTTTTTTAGACCATCTACACGGTTAATCGGTGACATTCTATTAGGGTTAATTCCTAAAGCACAACACCTTTCAAGCAATTTAGGTATATCAGCAAAGTTACCGAACCAAGCAATTAGCATATCGGGGTCTTTGTCTATCATAGTTAGTAGGAAAGACTGAATCATTTCTTTTTCAGAATTAAAAACAGACATATGAGCGACTTCTTTTGTAGACATCTTAAATCCATTATACGGTTCTTGATTAGGAAACCAAACCCATTGATGGTATTCTTCATCATAATTATCATACATTACAATAGTAGTAATCTTATCATGGTGTTCTCCGCCTTGTTGCCATTCCATATCCCAATACCATTTACGCATTTTATATTCTGGCATTTCGTGTATTTCATCTACTGCGTATCTGAATGTATATGGTACATCAGCCTCATAAGTCTTAGAAAACTTAGATTTTGCTTTTCTAATATCAAAGGAGTTTTCAACATAAACCTTCTTCAATCGTTCACCATCTATATTTACCCAATCACCCGTTTCATACTCAAACTCACGCTCAATGTATTTGTTAGGTGCATAGGTACGATGTTCAGTTTCATTGTTATTAATAAAAAAGTATGGCTTGAAAGAATATAAATCATACTTCTTTTCACCATTCTCTCTCCATGATTTGTATATGTGTTTGCCATCTAAACATCTACTGATTATCAACTCAATCTCCCCTTGTATAAGGTGCCTTAACTGCCATCTTAGAATGACCCACAATCAATAGCGGAAAATCATCCTTAACATAGAAATTAATCAAAGGCTGGTCTTTGAAAAACTTATGAAGTGGCCCACTATATTGTAATGTAGCAGGTTCTCCTAAGCCATGAATAGGCCTAATTGATTGACAAAAACTGTTAGCAGTACCGTTATTACTATCAATTTGTAATGCACATTGAAGTCCCTTTTCTTCATCCGGCGGGAAATAATCTAAAAGATAAACTCCACTCTTGACTAATTCACAACCACTAATTGCATCATCGAATACTTCTGATGTTAGTTGAAAAGCCCCTTCAAAGGGCTTAGAACCAAAATCGGGAATTGTTCGAGGAACAGTTTCAAACTCTATGTCTTTAATCATCTGCCTAATTCTTGTTATTGCGTCAAAGTTAGGATGCTGAACCGCCGCAGGTATAGTAGCGGTTTTATGACCGCTACCAACATGCAAACAATCTTCATACGCTACTGTTATTGAATCATCACTAAACTTCTTTAGATAAGGTACGATAGTTTCTGCACTACCTGTAAATGAACCATCACGAAGTCCTTCTACTTCAAGACTTAATTTAAGTCCACAGGTAGTATCTCCATTCCATAGTGTTAGGTTATTACCTACTAATTCCATATAGACATACGGGGTAAGTTTAGAATTGGAAAATCCTTTATCTCCCAAATACATACCTTTACCCTGTATGTCCTCTAATGCTTTTGTCAATACCTTTGGTGCTACATTAAAAACCATATTCATATTGTTCCCTCTCTTAATTCTTTAATACCATTCCAAGTAATGTTAGGTGGCGTACCTTGTCTAACAGTCCAAATTGTGCCGACTAAATTACCATTAGTGCGACTACCGACTAATTCAGCCAAATAGTGCATCTCACCTTTTACCTTCTTTCTTGAACAGTGTATCTCCTGTTCCAATTTACCGCCCCAATCTTTCCAATTGGCAATCATACCAACAGGAGAACCGTCTTGATACTTTTCTGTTTCATGAGTAATATAAATTACATCACAATCAAGAAGGTATATTGAATCCAATAGGTGATAGAAAGTCTTGTTCCTTGCACCATATTGATACGGCATAACCTTTGTAACTAAAGTCGGGTTAGGATTAATTTTTAGAATACAAGAGTCGAGCCAAGTATCAACGCCATCCAGCACAAATACAGGCTTTTCTCCTTCTTCAATCTTAGACCTAACATACTTGATAAACATATGTGAATTATCTTCGCTCTTTGTTATATCAATTACATTGTCTTTATTCATTTCAATAGGACAATACACTTGTATTCGCTCAGCCGCTTCGTGATGTTCACGCCATGTTGATTCAACACCCTTATCCCAATCTAAAACATAAATTGGTCTATCGGGGAAATCCAAAGCGATACCTGTCTTTCCTGTTTTTGGATGGCCCCAAACACCTAACACCAATCTTGAATTAACTTGCTTCCGCTTTTCAGCCATTATCTGCTGAAACTTATTGTTAAAATCTTCTTGTGCTTTACCAAAACTCACACTATTTGCTTGTCCTTGCTTACTCGTCAAACTCATTTTCTTCACCTAATTCTTCTATTGCTATTTCTATTTTATTTCCATGAACCCTTGTCCATTCTTCTACTATCATTTTTAATTCTTCAAGTGAACACACATATCTTGCTTCCTTAGAACCAATGTGCATCTTCAACCAATATGTCCCATATTCAGTTGCATTTTCTTTCCAAGTCAGAAAGTCTACATTGATTAAATCAACAATGTAACTTCCTCCCTTTAGTAAAAATCTATTTTCTATAATTCCATTCATCTTTATTCCTCTTAAATCTAATTAGGGCTTTGCACCCATTTGAATGTCAATCTCTCCACAAGTCACATTTACCTTGTATGTAGTAAATCCCTACATGAAATCTGTAATGTCGCCAACACATCATACCCCAAAACAAACTTCTCCCGTTCCAAAAGAGAAACGACATTTCTAGGGGGGATTTACAGGAGTTTCATTTCAAAACCAATCGAAATCTTCTTCAATTGGCTGAGATACTTCAACCGGTGAACCACGCTTTTCAGTAACATAAAGTCCTGAAACATTAATGGTTACAGGTTCCGGCCCTTCATCAGTAATACGCTGAGAAGTCCTACCAACTACAATTACTTGAGAACCTATTCCAAAGTCTAATTCAACATTAGATGGAACCCAACAAGTAGTCATGTTCGTATCATTGTCATAATCAAACTCTGCATTCAAATCAGTAATGTTCAGAATACGATTACCATTCTTAGTCGGCATCATATTCATATTACAAACTGTTCCATCTGTGACAATAAACCTTTCTGAATTAGGAAGTGTTTGCCTCATAATATGTGCCCTGTCAATTTCAACAAGTGGCACTAAATGGTTGCCGAAGTTATTAGCAAGACATTCTTCAAAGTCATAATTATCCATGTTTCTATAATCAGAATTATCTGGATTTAATTCAGCATTTCTAATTAAAGTAGACTTAGTTACATCAGTCATACCATAGATATTATTGCCATCCTCACTTGGAATACCTCTAAAGTGAACAAAGTCATAAGTATCGGGAGTAAAGTCTACTCCGCCTTGATTCTTATATGAGAAGTTATACTTCTTCATTTCTCCACCTTCGACACTACCAAAGAATACACCGCTTCTTCTGAATTGTTGCAAAGGAAGTGGCTTACCAAAGTTACGGTTTTCACCGCCATTTTGGTATCTTTCTGTGCTATCCAAAGGAATAACCCATACTCCATCATCCATTTCTTCAGCAGTAACAGGTCTTTCTGTTACTTGCTTTTGTTGCATTTCACCCTTGTAGTAACGGGTAATTTGCCAACCGGTAGCATTCTCTTCAGCATTAGCAATAATTCCTTCTTGCAAAGCATTATCAGCATCTCTGTAATACTCTTCTTTGGCCTTATTTCTATTCCAAGACATCATATCTCTTGGTTCTTCTAAAGATACAAAGAACCCAAATACCGGCTTTACAAGTGAATTACTTCCACTTGAACCACTTGCATTTGGCTTGTTGGTTCTTCTGACTTGTGCAACATAGTTACGCCAAAGCCCCTTAGCCAATGGGTCATTTGTTTCTATACCATTTTCAGCACAAATATCATTAAACTTAGCAGTTGCATCTTCAACGCTCATATTGATATATTGTGCAGATTTCTCTATTTCATTTTTCATTTCTTCGTTCATATTTTTCCCTCTTTATATTTTTTCTTAAATTAATTGACCTACCATCCAAGATAGTAATACCTTTGGTGTCATGGTAGTGGAACGCCATTCGCTTTCTCCTATTGTTCTTAGTAGTTTGAATTTCAACAGATTATCTAATCCTTCTGAATTAATTACTGCATTGTGAAGTCCTAAACAAATCTCCTTTACATTACGACCTTCATAAATTAAATTATGAAGTTGGTTAAGAGATTCATTTGGTTTTTTATCTAGTATTAGCATTAGTATTTTATTATATTCTTGTAGTGACGATTCTATTTGTTTTGATAGTGAATACCCCGATGATTTAGCGGCCTGTATTTCCGTAATCGCTCTACGCATATCACCGTCTAATGAATATATAAGCCGAGTCAAGTCCTCATCACTGAAAACTTCAACCTTTTCATTATGAAGTATTTCCTTGATTACATCTAAGATAACTTCATTTGAAAGTGGCTTGAAATGATAGTTAGCACACCGGCTTTGTAGTGGATGGATAATCTTACTCTTATCATTACAAGTAATGATAAATCGTATATTGCTTGAATATCTTTCCATAATTCTTTTCAGTGCGTTCTGTGCATCCTTCGTCATACCATCCATTTCATCTAACAGACATATTCTAAACGGTACATCTCCTATCGTGCCGCTTTGTGCTACGGTTTTAATTGTAGTTCGTATCACTTCTAATCGTCTATCATCAGAAGCATTTACTTCTACAAAATTATCCTTAGCACCTTCACCAAGAATACTTCTTGCTAACGCTAAACCTGCGCCTGTTTTACCTGTACCGGCATTACCATAAAGCAATACATTAGGCATATTTTTTTCTTCTACCCAAACTTCCGCATCCATTACAAAGGCTTCTTGCCCCTTAATATCCCGCAGTGTTTTAGGTCTATATTTTTCAGTCCATAACATTTCCATTTCTCCTTATTTTTCTATTTTTATTTGCACGAATCTTTCTATCTTCGGTATTCCATGCAGTAATTATATCAAAAAATTGTTGATATAATTCAGCATCTATTAGATTTTGCATTATGATAAATCTTGATTCAGATATATCATTCTCCCAGAACTTCATTGACATGAAGTTTTTTGTTCTTGTTGTAGACATGCAAATATCTTTCGTTTTTGCCAATTCAATATCAAACAACTCTATTAACATTCTTTGTGTATCAATCATAATAATCACTCAACATATTTATTTTTACTTTAATCGGTTCTGTTTTCTTTCTACGCTTCTTTTCGCCTAACATTAAAATCCTACAATCAGAATTATTGTATTTGGTTTTGGCGTATTTTACAAACTTATCATCTTGCTTTAACTGAAGGAAGATTCTTTTGTCTGCGTTTCTAATACCTATTCTTCTAAGAAGGCTCGGTATTTTAGAATAAGAACCACGCTTCGGCATATTTACTCTACCACGAACATTACCGCTATGACAATACGCAAGTAATTCATAGAAGTAATCTTGACTCCATCTTCGCTTAACAACGCCATCAATAAATAGAATCTTATTCGGGTGAATGTTTTCAGCAATCCATGAGAGTATTTGTGTATCTGATGGTTTGTTATGCTTCAATAATTCAGAAACTAATTCTCTATCAGTTTCCTTTAGGAACATACTAACTAATGAATAGGTATCTTTGTCTAAGGAAAATGGTTCAGCACTATGCGGTGCTATTTCCCTAATAGACTCAAAGAGATAGTTATGAGAACCGGCTCTTTTAATCTGACACATATTCTTGATTTGCTTAGGAACATCTTTCTCATTCAAAGAAGTAAGAATGATGTCACCCTTGTATCTTCTGATAACATTCAAAATAGAATCTGTCTTTGCTTTATACTGAACATCTTCTATTATGATACCATCCTCTTTGGGATGAGAACCTAAATCCTGTATGTTCATTTCATCAGCATACACTACCAAAGCATTAGGTAATATTTCTTTTGCCTTTGTTGTTTTTCCGGTTCCTGTTTTTCCTGTTATTAGTATTGGTCTTTTTTTATTCAAATTAGTCATTCCCATTATATCAATCCCTTGATTGCAAAAAGATGCTCTAACCCCTCCAAAGTTAGATGCTCTCCATTTGAAACTATATCTATGGCATCTCTAAACTCCGGCCATAGGTTGTTTCTATCCCAAACGCCTATATCAATAAGGCCATTTAGTTTGTAAATATTTTTAATTCCACCAATTCTAAGAATCGGTTTTGGTCTTGCCTTTGATTCTTCTAAAGCAAGTGAAGAAGTTATTTCGTGCTGAAGTAGGCTTCTTTTAATTGCTTTGAGAAACTTTTCTCTTCCTCGGATAATAACCTTCAATCTAACTCTATATCCTATGTTAGAATTATCATCTCTAATGATTTGTATTTCGGGTCTTGCTGAAGCAAGAAGAATACCTACGAGCATATCTTTACTATACATATTCATCCCTCACTACTCCACCAACAAACTTGTGTTTTAGTTTCAAATAGTCTAAACCTTCTGAAACTGTTTCAACAATCAAATCATGTAGGTTTGTATTATCTCCACGAAAAACAAGATTAACCTGTATTCCCCTAAATATACCTAAAGCATTTGCTAATTCTTCAGTGACTTTCTCTTCGATAAATAACATATTTGCATCTTCGCCTCTATGCAACAATCTTAGAGATAGACCCTGTTGAATCATAACTAAATCAGTATCTTCAATAGGGCCATATACAATGAAAGAATACGATGTCACTTCTCCATAATCTCTAATCCATTCTTGAACATGAGAATCTTGAAGCAACACAATCACCTTTCCTTAACATAGTCCTCTTGCATCGGCCACAAACCGTTAGGGTCTTGTTGTTGTCCCAACTGCCACCAATACAAATGTTGCGCTGAAATCTTCTTGTGATTGCGTTCTTTTGCATTCTCTTCAGCCCATGCGACCATATCAGAAATAGACGATTCAATCCATTCATGCAACAGTGCCGAGAAGGTTCTACTTACCGGCATATCGGTTGTTGCTCTAACCAATTTATTCAGATGTATTCTTGAATAATTTTGTTTTATCTTTGGTTGTTCGGGAACATGAAAAACTCCTTCATCATCAAAGTAAGGCACTAACGCTAACTTGACTTTTTTAGGTCTACCTTGTTCATGTAATACATTTTTCAAATAAGCATATCCATCCTTAATATCAACACAAGTATATGTTTGATAATCCATTACTGTTAATGCACCCTTTTTAATCAAGATTCATCACCTGTAATATCCCAATTATCTAATAGGCATTGTTTCAACAACTGAAGAATCACACTTTTTTCAGCACCATTCTCTAATTGAAGAATAGCCATATTGATAACTAACTGATGCCGAGTAACCTTTTCGTATTGTTTTGTTATATCATCTAACTTTTTGAAATGATTCTTTACATTTTCATCTACAACCAAGTTTAACTCTTTGGCAATTTTCTTCATTATTTCAAGTCGGCGCATTTCAGCATACTTTGGTATAGTCCTCGCCTCTATGTTGTAGAGTTGATGATACAATGCTCTCATTTTAGAAATACTAATTCTGCCTCTTTTCTTATACTCGCCTATCAGTTTTGCAGTTTGCTTTTTATTCAAGTCTTTAATCTTGAAAACATTACCTTTTGAATCTTCAATATATCCTAATTCTGGTTTTCCGTGTTCTTCCATTATATCATCTCCATTACATCTTCTAATGTATTTATATCTGCTACAAACTTATCATCACGAATGCGAACAAGTCTTGGGAATCTTAATCCCCAATTGCCTTGTGCATCTTGTGTAATTAAATCAGCAGTTACTTCTAAAACCACTCTTGGTAGAAAATAGAATACTCCATCTTTGTGACTATCAACTTGCCTTCTCAATTCATTAGTTAATCTAACTAATTGTGAATCACTAAAGCCACTGCCGATAGAACCTAAATTAACATAGCCTCTATCTTCAGTCCTTACTCCTATTCCGTAAGAACCGAATACATTTGCTCTTTTGCCTTCTCCATATTTAGCATTCAGAATAACTACATCTAAGTTTATTCTTGGTGGCTTATACTTAGCCCAACCAAGACTTCTCTTACCTGCTTCATAAGGTAAAGAAGCATCCTTAACTATAATACCCTCAAAGCCATCATTGATTGCTCTATTGTAAAACGCTAAGGTATCTCCACCTTCAGCCATTCTATGTGCTTGGTCGGGAAATGTCTTGATTGCTATTACTCTATCAGAATAAGGTAAATCCATAATAGTGTCTTTACCATACTTTAGACAATCAAATATAACCCATTTGACCTTTACTTTCTCCCTTGCTTCTTCATGGTTTTTAGAGTGTACTCTTGTCGCCATTAGTTTATGTTCAGCAGGGGAACCATCTTCATTGATAGGATATATTTCTCCATCAAGAATACAAGTGTGAACATCATATTTTCTAACCTGCTCTACTACATCTTGAAACTGCGGAGTAACTATCTTACCTTTACGATTGAAGATAATTACATTATCGCCTTCTTTGTGAATCTGATACCTATTACCATCATACTTGTAATCTACAATTCTATTTGTAGGCCATTTATTCATAGGTACTTCTTTCGCTAACATAGGCGCAACAAACGAACCATGTTCAAGATTCATTGGTGGTTCTGAATTAGTTTCATAATACATAGATACATTAGAAATAGAATTAAAGTTGCAATGCTTTTTTACATCTGCTAACTTTTTGTCATATGCCTTTGCTAATATCTTCTTTACCACACCTTCGTTAATTCCATTTCTAGGTGTTCTCAACCAATATCGAATAAACCACTTACATTCTAAAGCACCCATATTGAGAAAAGCATGTCTAATGATGTTAAATGAATTAGAGTCAATCCCACTGCAATCCATAGAAAGTAGCCCTAAGACGCTTTGCAATGTAATTTCTTCTTTATTCTCTGCGGAGGAATCTAAATAATAAACGGCTTCTCCTAAATCATCATGTGCTGAACAAGCCATATCTAACTCATCATCATGGATATTATAGATATGACTAATCCATTTCTTAGCCTTCGCTAATCCTATATTGTTTGACGGAAACTCTTGTGATAAGATAGCAAATAGGCTACGCTTATCTTGAAAGTGTGTCAGTTCCGTTGTAATTCTCGCTACTTGTTGTGTTGGTGTTAGTCCGTCTGTGGACTCCAATAATCTTGCTAAACTCTTCATTGTCATTTTCAATCATCTCCATATTCATATTACATTTAATTACTAATTCTTTAATTAGAAGGCTCATTTTACCGCCTTCTAAATTGACCGCATGTTTCCATAAATGGTTTGCGAGTCTATTCCATTCACTCTTCTTCATCGGGTACTGCCCCCTGTTCTATACTATTCATTAACCTAACAAAGTTAATCATCATAGTTTGAATCAAAGCCGCTTCTTCATCTTTATTCTGTTCCATCAAACGATGTAACATATGAATCATAGAAGCCTGTGTAATGGCTGGTGCCATTCTTGCCAAGTTATCACTTTGATACATTTCCCAATACATCACAAATGATGCTCTTGGTAGAAACATACCGTTTCGCACTACTGCGAAGTTTTGTTCAAAATGGTCTAAAGCATTTGGATTTTTCTTAATCTTCTTCTTCATTCCTTTAGCCCATTCAACAAATCTTTTGTCATTCGTTATATCCAAAAATATCTTATTCAAATTCATTCTTCTTCGCCTCCATTTAATTCTAACATAGCAGTTAATATCACATTCTGAAACTTATTCCAACATACATCAATATGTTCTTTTGTCACTCTTGAACCTCTACCATGTCTTGCAGGTACTTTCATATTCAACTCAACAAAAGAAGCCCATAAGTCTATTAATTCAGATGTCCTCTTACGATGCCTTCCTAAAGAACCCATTTCATACTGCCGCCATTCATTCGCCTTTCTTACGCTCTTTTTCATTTGTACTTCGCTTATTCTCATTCTAATTCCCTCTTTAATATATTCATAAGGTTCCTCGCTTCTTCTATATTCAAACGAATACCTTTTGTTGGTTTGTCATTCTTATGCCATCTAATATCAATGACTTCTATATTCCAATAGGTTCCTCTTTTGATTAGAACCTCATCAGTAGTATTTCTAACAATGCGTCCTTTTATTTCAAAATCACTCACTGAACCATCCCTCCTTAAACTTAGTTAATTCTTTTCTTGAAGTAAAGTATCTTGGAGTGTCTAATTCATCTAAACGATTCACTACCCAACAAGCACCACCTAAAGATGATACTTGCACTATTTCATATTGGCCTCCATTTACTTCGATTACTTCAATAGTATTTACTTCTGGTACTAAGCCGTATGTCTTAGTCACTTCATTAGCAACATCATGTATGTTCTCTACAACATACTTGATAATGTGCGCTCTTTGAATAGGTATCTTAGGTGCCACTTGGATAGATAATTTACCCGTCATTTTACAGACATGACACTTGTTTCCTTCACAAATAGGGCATTTAACTTCTGCCGCATGTGGGGCAGGTAAAGTCACAGTTACGGCTCTTTTCTTCATTACTTCTCTCTCCTTTGTACTGCTAAGGTTCCGTCATCATTCTTAGTTAGAATTGTCATAGAACCATCTTCATAAACAATAGTCATTCTTACAATAGTCTTGTCGTCAAACATATTCATTCCTCTCTCAAAACTGCTACCTCAGTAGTTAGGAAAAGTTTTGCTATTGACATAGCCGCAAGGAAACTATTCCTAGTTACCTTTACAGGGTCTACAATACCCAATTCAAACATATCTCCTACTTCACCGGTCATGGCATTAAGGGATTCATTCTCCTTTAGGATTCTGCACACAATTTCTCCATCAACGCTACTATTTTCACATAGAGTTGCAAATGGAGAAAACAGTGATTCATAAACAATATGCTGTCCTTTCTTTGCCACATCTAAATAGTTCCTAGCATTAATAAGTGACTTACCACCACCAATAACAATACCTTCATCAAGTGCCGCTTTGGTAGCGTTAAGGGCATCATCAAGTCTTTCTTTGGTTTCACGCATTTCCATCTCTGAAGATGCACCAACTTGAATAGTAGCAATACCACCATTCAATCTTGCAATACGCTTTTTGTATCGCATCTTGTCAAACTTGTCATCTGATGATTCGTACAACTCTTTCAATGAAAATACTTTATGTTGTTTAGAATCTGAATCATCATTACCTCCACCAATAATAACTGTATTATCTTTAGAAATAATTACCTTATCAGCAGTACCTAACTCATCTAATGTGGTCATTGATGGGTCGTCTTTGCTTTCCTCATTAAACATCTTTCCACCACAAACAGTTACAATGTCGTCTAACTCATCTAATTGAGCATCACCGAAGTTTGGTGCTTTTACTACTGCTACTTCAATTGTCTTTTGAAGTACATTCATAATCACATTACTTAATGCAGTACCTTCCATACCACGACAAATGATTACTAATGGCTTCTTATTCTTAGCACACAATTCTAGCAACGGCAGTATGTCTTGGAAATGTCTAATGTTTAGATTAGATGAAAAGATAACGGGATTATCAAATGTTACTTTACCATCATCTCCATTACACATCATATGGCTTAGATAGCCTTCATCAAACTCCAAACCGCTTCTTGTAACTATTTGGGTTTTATGAGTTTTAGACTCTTCAACAGTAATGATACCATCACGCCCTACTGCACTTATAGCCTCTTGAATCAGAGAACCTAACTCATTATCATTATTAGCCGCAATAGTGGCAACATTCAGAATATCATCATCAAGAATAGGAGTCGCATTATCTATTAGATAAGAAGCAATAATTTCCTGTGCCTCTTCTAATTCATTCTGAAGGACTCTGATATTGTAATTCTCTTGTTTCTGAATATTTTCAACAAGTGCTTGAGCAATAATACAAGCAGTTGTTGTACCATCACCGGAATTATCTTGTGCCTTACTTGCTAAGTTTTGAACCATCTGTACTCCCATCTGAACATATGGGTCATTACTTGATACATACTTAGTGATAGTAACACCATCGTTAATTACAACAGGCGGATTACCTTGCAGAATTACCGTCTTTGCCTGTGGCCCTAATGTGGGCTTAACAGTATTTGCTACTAAATCAATTCCTTCTTTCAATTTCTGTTTTACTTCTTCTCCATTAATTATCATTTTACCACCGCCAAAATAAACTCATAAGGAATAAAGAGTAATTCATTTCTTTTAGTATATTCCCTCTTATCATTAAAGGCAACCACTTTACCATTCAGTGACTTGTCACATTGGCAATCAATCACTCTACCTTCGTTGGTGGCCTTAGTTAAGATACCGCTTTCGCTCTTTCTTTCTTCTATTTTCACAATTACATATTCTCCTACTGCTCTCATTTTTTCACCTCAAACTTATTTTGTCTTGCTATTTGACAGCAAACTCTAATTTTATCTGTTGAATGTAAAGTCCAAAATTCATTATCTTCCCAACCGAATTTTACTTCGATATATCTACATAACTCCTTTCTTGACATATTCTCAAAATCATCATCAATTTCTATTCCGAGAATAGGGCCACCTTCATTCTTTAGGAATGAATCGAGAATAACATAAACTCGACCCATACCGTTAATTGTTTTTCTAAGTAACCATTGAATCATTCTTCCTCACCGTTGATATTAACCCATCCTTTATTCATATCTGTATCAATGAAAGTCCAAATATGGTTCTTATGAAACTCCATCAGGCCATTGTAGGAATTGCCTTTCTTACCATTAAACACACCTCTAACTTTAGATTCATTCTTATCTCTAGGATGCCTTTGCGAATGAAGTTTTCTTCTCATCCGTAAAGGCATTCTTTCAGAATCATTTAATGCCCTGTCATGGTATTTTCTCATAGTGCTTTGACCTGTCTTTATTCTTCTAATTCTCATTCTTCTTCACTACTCCATGTTTGCAATCTATTAAATTCATAATTTTGGAATATATGCAAACTTCTAGGATTACCATTATGCCATGTACCATAATGACCTCTGCCACCCAATACTACTGCATTCTGCATTAGCGGTTCCCAAATGGAAACTGTACTAATATCTGTACCGCTAAAATAAGCAGAACCGAATGGATGAGTATGAATCCAACATACAATAGGCAACTTCATACCAACAGGGTCTACCTTAAAATCAACATAACCTGCGGTTCCCGATGAAATATGTAAATTATCTTTAGCATCAATTACTACTTGCACTTCAAGCCCATTTAAGACTTCAGTAGATGCAAACCAAATAGAATCCCAAAAACTCTTACAAGAGTAATCACCATCGTATGCTTCAGTTATAATCTTATTAACCAAATCATCTTGCCATGTCTTTTTCCATATTGCTAATTCTTCTACTGCTTCTGTCCAATCAAAATCGCTCATTGTTTCACTTCCATTTTCTCTAGTTTCTTCTTAGTCCTATCAATCTTCTTTTGAAGTTTCTTTGACTTTCTATCGCTTCTTCTATCTTTCCATCTTTGCAATAAAGACTTCTTTACAGGAAGCGATTGAGTTTTCATATCATTCTTGATTTCAGTAGCCCTTCTCATAATAGTTTCACTTGTATCATAATAAAAGTCATAATGCTTTTCTACATGCTTTGCTATTAACCAATAAGGGCGACCAAACTTCTGTCTTGCTTCATCAATAGTTAGACTATGCCACATAACCATAGCCTCTAATGATTCATTATAAGTCCAAGCCTTATGTGCATTAGGATAACTTACAGTTGCAATACCCATTGTTACAGGCTTTCCCTCTTCTTTGTGATTATTCACATATTCATTTCTTGTGCCGTTAAGGTTACGCTTACTCAAGACCCTATTCCAACGAGCGACAATAGCCTTGTATGTTCGACCCTTGAATAAAGTAGTAGGTGGATATGCGCCTTTAGTGGTTTTCCATTCAATAACAATATCATCTTCCTCAGAAGTCCATCTGTTG